TAGCGTATCACGGCGTTGCAGGAACTCAACGAACGGGAAACGTTGCCCGATCTTTCCCCGCCGTCGGCTCGCGGTGACGATCCGTTGTCGATACTGGCAATCAAGATCGGCGATACAATGCCGGTTGAGGCCGACCAATGGATGACGGACAGCGCAACGAAGGCGGAGGAAAGCGAGGGCGCGTGGTTGCCTGTCGCTCTCAATCTGGTCAAGGCATGGAACGGCAAGACCAACGCCAAGACCGGCTATCCGATCCAGGTGCCGGCGATCTTGGAATGGCCGATCCCGCTTTCGTCCTACAAGAACCTTCCGGCCGGTTCCAATGCACGGACGGACGTTCACCAAGTCCGTGTTAACGGCGAATTGAAAACTCGCCGTTTCTACGACGATGCCGCGCGATCTACCGCCCAAGGGAAAGACCTTGACGCGCAGATTGCGGAACTGGAAGGCGTCGGGACGGAGGGCAACGTGCTGCGCAAGTCGCTGGCGCAATACGGTGACGCTACGATGAAGCAAGCGCGACAATCCAAGATCGCGCAACTGAAGAAGCAGCGGACCAAAAGGGCAACGGCACTCAAGCGTGGAGTTGCTTTCATCCAAGTCCTTTCGCAACTCGCGGAGGGGTTCCCCAAGGTCCGTTGGGCGTTCACTGTGCCCGATGCAATGAAGAACATTGACGATGTGCTTCGGCGCAACAAGCCGATCATGTTCGCCAATGCGGACCCGGACGCTGAGCCGTTCACGTCGGACCCGATTTCCCTATCCCAATTCAACAGCCTGCAACTCCCTAAGGACGGAGTTGTCAGACTGGAGACCGTCGCAAAGAACGGCGGCACGGCCGGGGAGATCATGGCTATGTTCAAACGGAAGAAAAAGGAACCGGCGAAACCGGGCGAGACCCCTGTCGGGGACAAGCTTGGTATGGGGGTTCCCGCCGACTTGAACGTATCGCAATTCCTCTCGATTGCGACGGCCATCCATGCCAGCACCGATGAACTGGCGGACCACGATCGGTTGCTTGCGGGCATCCAAGAGCAACTGAACAAGAAGACGCCGGAAGCCGACCTACTGGTTTCCAGCGTATGTGCAGCGGCCGACTTCCTGGCGCCGTTGCGCAAGAAGTACGGAACCCGGTATCAGGAGATCAAGGACCGGGAAGCGAACCAAGACGCGCAGGACGCTACCGCCAAGACTGGCAAGGCGGCTTAACCTACCCTACCACTCAGACCCCACGGCTAACCCCCGTGGGGTTTTTTATTGTCCATATTCCACATACAGTTACAGTTAATTAGCGCACTGCGGTAGCTGCAACGCAGCAATTTGTGCAGTGCAATACACAAGGCGAAAAACCTATCACCAACGCGTGCAATGCAGTGTCCGCACCGGGCCGTAGCATGTTATTGGGCGTTCAGGTCAACTGGAGGTTGCACTCGGTTTGACTTACCATGCTCATGTGGCGCATACTTAATAATAGGGCAGAGGAGTTGGAGGAAAGACGTGGGCAAGCCCGCTGATTGGACTAATCTCCGCGCAGTTATTCAATATGCAGAAAGCCTTGGGCCGGGACACGTTGTGTTCACGGAACAGGGCTCATCTTGCTATGGGATATGCAAAGAGACTGAATTGCCCACCAATCACGAACCAACTCGTATAATCCTACGTTCCCAAACATGGATTTGGGACGTGGATAAATACGGGGAAGAAATACCTGGCACACGTCGTGTCATCTATGGCGTGTTGGGGAAGCTGCAACGTCGCACTGCAATCTATCGGGTGAAGTAATGGACATCGTCATTGTTGGTCTGTTCCTGTTCGTAGTCATTGGCTCTGCCATTGTTGAATGGTTAGAGCCATGAATGCATATGCGCCTGAGAATTGGGTGGAAGGCGCTTATTGTGGAGCGCGTGTATACTCTCCATGGCGGGAGAAAGCAGGCTTAATGTCTGCTGGCATTTTATACGGTTTTGTCTGGGAGACAGATGATAATGGCGTGGTATTCGAGTTTGAACATAAAGAATACTTGGCTCGTTTCTTTATCCCATTTGAGAGATTATCTAATTCTTGGGCTAGTAATGGTCTATATTATATGGCTTCTGATGTGAAATTCATTGGATTAGTCCCTTTTCGAACCTACAGAAAAGAGACAAAGGTACGGCCGAGAGCAACGTTCAGACGCGGCCGTACTCGTGTTCCCATATGGTCTGAACTATGTTGATGGAGAGCAACATGACTCCTCGCGACAGCATTATCGGTATCTGCAAACAATTGGTGAAGATCGACAATCGGCCCAACAAGGAGTTGGCCGAAGCTACCGGTCTTGCTCCGTCCACCATCCGCTATTTGCGGAATGGACGTGATTTGCAGTTCATCCGTTCCACCACCATCACCCGCATTGCTAAGGCGATGCATCGAACCGTAGTGGTGAAGTAACATGCCGACCATATCTCAGGCTCTGGCCAATGAGTGTGCCTCGCTCATATGGCGTAAGTGGGCAGAGGCATGCGACAATCTCAAGGCCGTTAAGTCCGAGAAGAACGATGGCTCAAAGGATTGGTTGCAGTTTCACATGACGCGGCTCAGGCAAGCCGTCAACGAGGAAGCTAAGTTCAAAGCTTTCTTGGATGAGATCAAGCCTCTTCATACCATCGGAGGAGCAGTGCCATGAACACACGTCCTGACTTCCCCGATCAAGCTATCCCTCACGATAGTCATATGTTCACCAATCCCATCAATCATGTATATGGGACTGGTGGTCAGCACAGACTTGAGATCAACGGACGCGTCAGCGTGTGGCGCTGTTACAGTGATATTGCTGTACTGAAATGCAAACGCGATGACCGTCCCAACATCGAGGTCATAATCGCAGCCACTACTGAATTCTGGTGGCCCGATTTACCAGAGATTTTCGAGATACTGCCGATCAGTCGTCATCAAGTTGTAGACTGATTTGCGTTAATTAGTTCAAGTGTGGGACAATATTGATACTGGCACTTCGGCCAGTTCAGCCCGCAGCCATAGCAGAGTAAGAGAGGAGCGACGTTATCGCTACTTGATCCATTCGCACAACCCTCTGTGAGTGAATGTTTATATGGAGTGGTTGGGGTTGACGCTCACACGGCCCGAACCCGGAGTCGAAGCCGTTACAGGTATCTCGTACCTGGCGAATAGGGTGACGGTGGGAGAGACCACACTAACTAACCGTGATGGAGAGCACGATGAGACGGAAAGACCTGGACAAACTGGCTGCATCTGCGGCCATTGTTGCGTTAGGCTGGCGCAAATGCCGTGTGTGTGACACTGGCTTATTTGCTGCCAAGGAATTCATGACCCCCCATGAATTCGCGTGCTATCGCGCGCAAGGCTATATCCCCCCGGAACATTCCCAACAATTCCAGAACACAGTTCGCTGGCTACAACAGCGAGAGCACCTACGCAGAATTGCTAAACAACGGTTTCAGCGCGAACGCGATGATAGGTTGTTTGCACGTCAATTCGGGCGGAGGTAATGTGCCATGAAATGGTTCGTGGAAATTCGCACGATGAATTTAACTCTTCGTAAGATCGTAATCTCACGTCAAGAATGCATTGACGATGAAGATGCTCGCATCATTTTCGGTGAAACTTTATCTTGGTTTGATTTGAAGAATGCCGAAGTTAAACGCGGCGAATGGGCGCGTGGCCTGAAGAATGATTTCGGAGACCGTGTATCAATTAACGTGCGCTGTGTCTCCAAGTTCTCGAAGATACAACCCGGTACTTTCACCCTCGGCTAGCCAAAGGAGAGACTGACATGGCTGAGAAGTCACTACGCGATGCGGAACAACGTTCTTCAATTCTGATCGCCGAAAACGGACAGCAAACGGCAGAGATGTTGGACCAAGCTTTGTCCGTTGCAAGAGAAGACTTCGCTTTGCTCGAAAAGCGCATCGGCGGCTTGCGAGACCAGATCAGAGATTTAACTCTGGCTGCGCAGGAAGAAGTCAACGCGCATCGGGTACGTTGTGAGAAAGCTGTGAGTTATGCTTTGGAAATAGTTAGTGAATTTTCCGGCATCAAAGACGCCAAACCGCCTCAAATCCCCAAATCCCCAGACACACCAAAGGATGTGGAAACCCATCACATTCCACATACGGAGTTCAATCCTCCGGTGACCACAACCCTAACTCCGATAGACCTCGAAGAGCTGGAGGAGAAGGTTGTTCGCCCTTTTGGCGCTCCGAGGGAAAAGGGCAATGGCCAGAGGTAAACTCCCCAAGCGTTTCTCATCCCAACGGGTGCGAACACGATCTAATGTTGATCAATCAAAGGTTGTTTCCCACACGATCTTTCAGAACCACCAGCGGACTGAAAGCTTTGGCCGGTTGGTTCCGAAGCGGGTCCATGACAGTCTCGGACCATATACCGGCAAGAACGCAGACGGTACCAAGTACCGTTACCGAATTACGTATATTCAAGAACCCGTACCTGAGACCAAAAGGAACGGGTACTTAGCACGCGTTAAGGAGGGTGGGGATTTTGTTCATGTCCCGAACCCTCGCGGATTAGCTCAAGACGAACGCGCCAAGGAGAAGCGCGAGGAAAACAATAAGGAGTTCTGGACCGAGAAGGGTAGCAAGGGGCCGGATAGAATGTCCGGCTTCACTACCTGGAACTGGTTCTGTCTCAAACGTGAGACGAACGAAGAGTGGCGTATGTACTTCAACCAGAACCGGTGGATTGTTTGTAAACTGCTACCGGAGTATTTCCGCTACTCGGTTGTGTATCCGAGTAAAGCGGAGGCTATGAAGAAGTACAACAAGGGGCGAGTATTCTTCGCAGGGGTGAAGAAATACTCGGAAGCTAAAGGGGCAAGCTAGACTATTTGTTTCTCGTTAGTCTATTTGGTGCTCACTGTGACAACCGCCCTCCCAAGGCTTGTTGTCTCTCCAACAGTGCGGCACCGGCCCAGGTGTTGCGTAACAGTGACACCTGGGTTTTATTTTGTCTGCATGGAGCACCACATGATACGGGCTTGCAATCAGTGTGGTCATACGACCACAGTGGGGCCGCCACGCACCAGCGGATTAGTTAAATTTGACTGTTCGCAGGGTCGCGGCTGTCCTAATCTTTATCGTTGGGGTAACTACCGTAAGGTGGTAATTGGAACTGTTATTTTGCGAATACCAGTGGCCCGCGTAGCCCAAAGGCAGAGGCAAGGGACTTAAAATCCCTCAAGTGTTGGTTCGAGTCCAACTGCGGGCACCATTAACCCAGGAGCACGGGGATGCTGAACAGTGAGTGGAATGCTGTTCTGTTCTTCGTCATTGTGACGATCGGAGCAGTTGGAGTTCCATGCTACGACATCATTATGGAGAGGGTGATGTCTCGGAGACGAGAAGACGAAAGGTTGAAGATAATCCGCGAAGACATTTTGTACGCGGGTTACCACAAAGAGTACGCATCCGGCAGGATTACTGAGCGTCAGTTCAGGAAACTGTGCAAGATGGATGCGGTCAAACATCAGTTAGATGGATTAGTCCGTCCCAAGAACCGCCTCAAAGAGCTTCGAAACAAGCTCTATGCCAAATGGGGTTCGGTTCTGGAGAGCAAAAAGAAGGAGGAGAGCAAGCCAATCAGCACAGCAGAACGTCTGAAGCGCCTACGCGTTACCTAAGGACCATCCGGTCCGAGCACCTTTGGTGCAAACCTTGCTAACATGGGAGCACACCGATGCAAGGGACTATTGTTGAAGTAAAGGCAGGACACAAACTGCCTGATGAGGTGATCAAACTGTTGGTCGCCAAGTCACCCGGCAAGTACTTCGCTTTCGCTGTCCTGGACGGCGGGAAGCTGGAGCACATGCTGATGGACTGCGTTCGTCCGGACAAGGACGGCAAGGTGGCCAAGTTCGAAGGCTCGTTGAGGGCCGTGAACGACGAGTACGAGAAGGTCAATCTTCTGCTCTGGCTCGCCGAGGAAGACATCACCGCCGACGAGAACCAGCCATTCGTGCTGGTGGAGTCGAAGGACGGGCCTGTCCTGTTGGCATTCGTTGAAGGCGAATTCGAGAACTACGCCAGCGAAGACGCCGACATGAATGCGGGCGCAACTTTCATCATGGAGTTTCTGGCCGACGAATGCCTCAAGGTCTACAACGACTGCGGGAAGAACTCCGAGAAGATGCTCCAGGCGCTGGAAGGGCCGGCCTTTCGGAAAAGGCTGTACGACGAAGGGCACATGAAGCCCCGAGGCGTCCTGACGATGATAGGTTTGGATGGCGTAGCGCGTCACTATTCTGACGGCAATGGCGACACTGCCACCAAGAATTATTCATTCGGTTGGATTTCCAAGGACATCGGCTACAAGGAGGCGAAGCCAGAACCGGAGAAGAGCAAGCTTCTGACTCCGGACGAGGTCAGGGCTCTGCCGATCAAGGAGAAGTTGGCCTACAAGAAGGCCCATCCAGATTGGGAGAACCCCAAGCCTGTCGCGGAGCCGGTGCCCAAGAGCATTACCTCTGTCCCTCAGGTGACTCCCAAAGTCGAGACCAAGACCACCTTTCCTCCCCCGGAAGCCAAGGGGAAAGACCTCAAGAAGTGGTACGACAAGCACCACATCAACAAGGCTCATGGCGTCAACCTCATGGACAACAACGGACGCGGGCCTGGCATCACTGCCGCTACTGTGCAAAAGTCTTCCCACCATTGGGCCTCGCTCACAGCTCCGGCGAAGAAGGACACTGACGCCCACTCCATCGCGGAGAGGACCAACTCCGCTGTAAAAAGTGGCGATGCAATTCCAATCCTTTCAGCAGAAGACGTGGCCAAGGTCGTGGCCATTGCCAAGGATGCTCCGGTCACGTCGGTGGAAGACCTGAAGGCAGGCTTGGTCAAGTACCCGCCGTTCTCCATTCGGACCACGGTTCCGCTGGAGACCTACGCCTTCTGGAGTAGGGACACCATCAACCAGCTTGGTCCCGATGCCAAGACCGATATGATCATGGAGTTGAAGCTTCGGATCATCCAAGACAACCCTGGTCTGGCGAAGAAAGAAGAGCCGAAGGAAAAGCTCCTGACGCCAGAAGAGGTTGCTGCGCTTCCAATCAAGGAGAAGCTCGCGTACAAGAAAGCGCATCCTGATTGGAACAAGGCCGCTGCGTAATTCCAGGTAGCTGGTGCACTGTCGCCCCCAACGTCGTGCATCAGCCTACGGGCTGGCGGGGTAGACCCTCCGTGGCTAGTGACCCCGCCAGTTCCTTTTATTTATATTTCATTTGCCGATTAACTCCAGGCACGGGAACCCCACACATGCTACAACGGATGAAGGACTTCTTCGAACTGCCCACGTCTTCGTTCCTGCGTAACGCTAATCCTCCGGCCACCACCCCAGATTTGTGCAAGCTGGAGACCAGTCCAGTGCACTATGTCTTTGACTGGCACAACCAGATCAAGACGCCTTGCTTCAACAACAAGGCTTTCACACAACAACATTTCTACTCCTTCCTGCAGAACCACGAGGAGAACACTCCTCCATTGGTGTTCCGCAACATGATCCATCCTCGGCGTCCGTCCTTCAAGGCTCGGTTGAAGGGAAAGATGCACCGCTTCTCGACCAAAGAGTTGATGGAGCTTGACAAAGAACTGTTGAACACTGTACAATCGGAGCGTCGAAAGGTCAAGGTAAATCTGACCGACGTATACCTGGAGATGCCTATTCTCCATGTCCATAATCAGGGACAGACCACCTGGGGCCGTCCGGCGTCTGTGGATGCTTGGATGTACTTCGACAACGAAGACTATTGGGGTCCTAAGTTCACTTTTGATTTCAACATTTGGCGTGGCCGTAAGAACACGGCCTATGTCCCCACTCCGATGTACAAGGACAGCCGACCGTTTGTCAGCAATGTTTTCTATTTCCCGCGTCGTGTCCCCCATCAGCCGAGGTTAACCCAAGGCTATTGGGGGATGCATAATCAAGGCCGAGGGACAACTCTCGACCAATTTCAACTTGATCTTGCCCAAGAAGAGAAAGATTATTATCAAGAATGTCTTCAAGACTCATTGAAAGAGAGGCTTGCCCGGCTTGTCAGTCCCGAGGCAAAGACACCTCCGCAGATAACCTAGCCGTCTATGATGACGGTCACAAATACTGTTTCGCTTGTGGGTACACTGAGGGTCTTTCCTCCTTTCCGCCCGAAGAGTGTACCTTCGAGTACCTACCGCACAGGGGTTTAACCAGAAAGACGCTGGAAAAATACGACATAAAAACAAAAGTAGCGCCTGATGGTAAGCCCCTGTCGGTAGGTTTCAAGTATCCATTTGAACGTTTGAAGATTAGAGAATGGGATCGTAAGGAATACCATTGGGAACCTTCTGGTGATACTTCATCGCTTGGTTTGTTTGCGAGAGACAAGTTCACTGCTGGCAGCAATGACGCTGTCATCATCACGGAGGGTGAATACGATGCGCCGTCTTTCTATCAGGTTCTTGAAGTTCCTGCGGTCTCAGTTCATTCTGCTGCTACTGCTGCTCGTGATGTTGCTGTGGATCGACCCTGGGTTGACTCTTTCAAGCGAATATACCTCGCGTTTGATGCAGACTCCGCGGGCCGTGCTGCTCTGGCAGCTGTTGCAAGAATGTTCGACTACAATCGGGTCTTTGTTATCGACCTTCTTCGAGATGATCGGAAGGACGGTAATGACTATCTTCAAGCGGGCGAGGGAGATGTTCTAAGGACTATCTTCGCCAACGCCAAGAGATATCTCCCTGATACTGTAGTCGCTGTTAATCCAGAGACTACCCTACAAATTTTAACAGAGGAGGTTAAGCCGGGTATACCCTGGCCGTTACCTTCTTTGACCGACATGACCCACGGCCTGCAACTAGGTAGGTCTTACTGCATCAAGGCTATGGAGGGTGTAGGTAAGACGGAGCTAATGCATGCCATTGAATATCAACTCTTACAAGGGACTGAGGACAATGTCGCTGCAATCTTCATTGAAGAGCCTAAGAGAGATCATCTCCAGACGTTGGCATCAATCCATCTCCAACGTCCTGTCGAACTTCCACTTAGTGGTTCTGCCCAAGATGAAGTCTTGGAAGCCTGTTCGAGGGCCACTGTTATGGCTGACCGTTTATTCCTTTATTCGCACTTTGGATCAGACGATCCTGACGTATTTCTCGATACAATCCGCTGGCTGGTTACTGCCCGCAATGTTCGCTGGGTGTTGCTGGATCACATTGGTATGGTATCTAGCGGGATTGCCGAAGAGCGAGATCAGCAGCGAGCCCTTGAGTACTTCTCCACAAGAATAGAAATGCTGGTGAAGGAACTAGACTTTGGTCTGATCTTCGTCTCCCACGTAAACGACTTTGGTCAGACCAGAGGTTCTCGCATGATTTCTAAGATTGCTGATGTCGTCATTGAAATGTCTCGTGATGTGTTAGGTGGTTCTAACATAGTTGAATTTGCTATTTCTAAGAACCGTCCACCATTGGGTAAGACTGGCCCTGCTGGTTCTTATCTGTTTGATCCGTACACAAAGCGTTACACTCAACATGCTGATGGAGACAGCCATGGATATACTTTTGATCCCCCGACACACCCAAGTCTTGGTAGAAGCCCAGAGCGAGAAAGGCAGGAAATGGCTTTCTGAAAATGTTATTACCGTTTATACAAACTTTGTGTTCATTCAAAGAGATAGCTTAGAAGATTTTATTAAGGAATTAGAGAAGGCTGATTTACTATATGAGGAACGTTAATTATTGGAATTTGAAATACTGGAAGACCGGAGAATGGGATGTAGTACGGGAGAGGTTAGATGCTGAACCAAGCCTTTGGCTACCTGGACCCGATAGATGTTTTAGAGCTTTTAGGTTGGCTCCTGATCCTAGTCGTGTTCGTGTCCTTGTTGTGGGGCAGGACCCCTACCCGCAAAGACAATACGCCACCGGAGTAGCTTTCTCCATCCCCAAAGAGGAGAAAGTGTTTCCACCTACGTTGAAGAACATCTTTCAGGAATATCAAGATGATCTCCATCTTCCTATGCCGACCCATGGCAACCTTGAACGATGGTCGCACCGAGGCGTCATGCTTTGGAATGCGTATCCAAGTGTTAAAACAGGAAAGCCTGGAAGTCATCACTGGGATGAGTGGCGATATCTCACAACAGAGTTGGTTGAAAGGTTATCTAAGGAACAAGTCGTATTCGTTCTGCTTGGGAGAGCTGCTCAGGAGTTTGCCCCCTATTGTGGCGAACGACAACGGATTATCTGCACGTCACACCCAAGTCCACTCGGAGCTAAACATGGTTTCCTTGGCTCTAGAGTGTTCTCTAGAGTTAATGATATCCTTAGAACGGAAGGGAAGGAGGAGATAAATTGGAGACTAGATGAAAGTAAGTTGGTGCTGTGAAATTAGAAAAGGTTTGCGAGAAGGCATTGGTTGGATGTTCTGTAAAAAGCATCCCAATACGCTTTTGGTCAGACGCTATGGAAGGTACTTTTATTGCCCTAAATGTCTACTTGAGCGTTTTTCTCAAAACAGGCCGCTAGGGTAGTACCTAGAATAAAAAATAACGCATGGGTGAGCTTCCTAGGCCCAATGAGAGGCATTCTAAATGACATCCTCGGTCCGTCTGAAAGCTCGCAGAATTGGTGATTTAACCCTTTATGAAGAAGAGAACATGGAAAATAAGTTAATTAGTTTCGAAGAAGCAAAGAAGCGTCTGGCACTTGCACCTAAGGACCCAGTACCTCCGGGAGGCAATTGGCTCTCCGGGTTAGAACAGGGTTCTGAGTTCTTAGTCATTGACAGGAGAAATCCAACTGACTTTGTGTTGGGGCTCTTTAAGCTCCTGAAGCACGAGTCAGAAAGGACAGTGGTTCTGTTTACTCCTCAGATGCAACTACCGGTATACGTAGACCCGGTGAGGTTCTGTGGTAAGTATAGCTTACATGAGAACCTTGGTACTACGGTAGACCCTATTGAAGACACTACGGAAGACACTACGGAAGACACTATTAAAGACACTAGTACTCTTAGTAAGAAAGAAGATAATGTGTAAAGATACTAAAGAAGTAGATGACCTAGTATATACAGGTATAAAAATAGGTATATTAGGTACTCTTATCTTTGTAATAGCTTTAGTAAGCTTACTTAAGTATTATAGTAATTAAGGATATACTATGAACAATGTTATTGGTTATAAAGGTACTTCTAAAGATAGACTAGAGAACTGGAGAGCTATGTTACTATGGAAGAAAGGATACAAGGAACTTAGTAAATCTAAGGATACAATTGATATTGCTTTAGAAGATAAGAATAGGTATAATAGGTTTATACAAGAGTATACTAAGGAGGCAGCCTAATGTCTTATAAG